GCCTTACAGCAAGTGGCAGTTATGGGATTGCGTGCGCCGGACGGTTCAGTAGCGGAAAACGTGCCGCTGTATCGTATCATACCAGCAAAAGAAATTAAGCCGGAAAGCGGACTGACAGCCAGCGAAGAGGAAACATGCAAAGACTTTGGAAAGTCGATTGCGGACATATTCAAACAATACAAAAGAGAAGAAAGAAAGGCAAAGGCAGGAGCGAAAACGCAGGCACATTATGCCTAAAAAATCAACAGTAAGGACACAGCCAAATAATATAGACACATTATGCAAGGCTCAAAAAAAGACGCAGCGGGAAATAGCGCAGAAAATAAATTTTACCGAGGGATATATAGCAATGGTAAAACGGGGGAAAGTAAGCTGCGTATCAATGGAATTTGTGGAAAAGCTGGCAGCGGTACTGGAAACACAGCCAGAAAAGATTTTTCCAGATTATGAGTGCAGCAGGCAGCAGGCGAAAGAGAATGTGAGAGAGTGCAGAAACGGGCAGGCGGCAGGATTGAAAGAAGCAGAAAGCCGGACGCAACGAATAGCAGATAAGAGCGGAGGGCAGCAGCCAGAGGATAAATTTAACGTAAGGACAGAGCCGAACCATATAGCGGACTGGTGCGCGATACGTGGGATAACACAAAAGGAGCTTGCAGAACTGGCAGGCATGGGACAGACGCAAGTTGCAGACATAAAAAGAGGAAGAAGAAAACATATAAGACCAGCAGTCATAAAAAGACTGTCGGAGGCGCTGGGAGTAGAGCCGGGAGAGCTTTTTGATGATTATGCAGAGGCAAAAGCGGCATATCTGCGGGACATAGACCAAAACAGGGAATTTGTTTTCAAGGACATAAGGGAAAGAAATGCAATGATTGAAAGCATGATTCCATTTGCGCGGAACATAGCAAGACAAAGCGCAACAATGCTGCTGAAAAGATGCAGAAATGTATGTATAGACACAGAGGACATAATAGCAGAGGCGTTTTTAGCTGCTACAGAAACGGCGAATAATGCAATGAAAAGAGGCATACCAAGAGGCGCGGAAATTCGGGGGTATACATACAGCAGTATAGAGAAGAGCTTGAAAACATTGTATAGAGCGCAACGTACACAGTCACGCGCTGCCTGTAAGGTATTTTCATACGATACGCCGTTAAGCAATGATGAAGTGCAAACATATTTTGACTTTATAGAGGATTGCCACCTTATACATAAACAAAAAAGTGTAGAGGAAATTGTAATACTGCGGGAAGAGTGCCGGGAGGCTGTGAGGCATCTGCCACCAGAACGCAGGCGCGAGCCGGAAATAGCAGCGCTTATACAGCAGATTGCAATATAAACACAAAACAGGCAGAAAGGAGCGGAAACCATGAGCAAAAAAGAAATGCTGCGAGAGTTATTAGAAAAAATGGACGAAAAAGAAGCGGGGCTGCTGTATTGCTTTGCTATCGGAGTGAGGGCAGGCAGTATGGAAAAGGCGAAAAACGAGAAGGAAGGAGCAAAAGAACATGATGTATAGAGTGTGTGAACGCTGCGGCTGTAGCCTTGACTGTGGCGAAAAGTGCGACTGTGAAACACAAAGCGAACACGAAACATATACAAGCAGGGAAAGAGAGGAAAAAAGGAATGATTGCACCGTTGAACGTGAGCAAAGGGCAGGAAAATAAAGCTACAAGCTATCGCTTCGGCGACGATGAAAGGGAACTGACCGCCGAGGAAAAAGAAGCGTATAAAATGGCTGGAAACATTGTGGAAAAGATACACTATGCAGGGCAGGCGGCAGCAGTCGCACTATTTAGCAAAATGACCTATAAGGAATTTAAGCAGGCTTATAAGCTGCCGGAATGGGTAAAGCCGGAGGAATACTATTTCTTTTCAAAATCATTTTACCAAGCGTACTGCTGGGGTTATGAAGAGGGAGAAAAG